GAAGACAGTGCGCGTACCAGAGGACCAGCTAACAGCATTGTCACTGTTAGAGCTTTGTAGGATCGTGGTACGAGCCAGCGTCGTGCCTGACGACGCATATGTTCCGATTCCGATCTCAAAGTCTGTACCATCCGTGCAGCAGTAATAGGTCGTGTTCCCGTTGCCGACTTGCGAAAACGCCTCAAAACCAGTAACGGCACCAGCGAGTGTATAAGTGCCAGTGCCGGTTGTAGTGGTCGTCTCCTTTAGACGATCTTTAAGAACAAGTGCCATTTACTTCAACTCAATGGTGAGGTTCCCTGCATTGATGCGGAAGATGTCGCCTGATGCAATCGCCTTCGATGCATCCAGCGCACCGACAAACAGGATGTTGCCGCTGCTTGATGCGTCTGCGAGGAAAGCATGAGTCACGGTGTAGGTGGCTACACCGCTTGATGCCGGAAACTCAATATTAGCAGCGTTTACGACCGTCTGCTGATCTGTTGACGAGGAAGCCAGTGTCCAGTTCGCTGCTGTCACTTGCCTGCGAACGTAGTTTGCATCCTGTGTCGAGGTGTTCACTTCTGTCAGGGTGCCTGCTTCTGCGTTGCTAACAGCGGTGGCTAATCCCACATATATTGAGTCGCCCGGACTTGAAAAACTCCCGGCATTGTTCTTGAAGATCAGGCTAAGTAGCTTGTTCTCCAAGTAGGTGGTTGCTGCGTTTGATGTTGCCATCTTCTACTCCTTATGTCCGAGGCCGATCCGGCAGACCTCTGCGATACGCATCACTGTTTTCCCTAGCTTCTGCCAGATCTTTGATCCGAGACAAGGCTTCGGTGAACTGCTTCTCGTACATCTGAAGCATGTCCTGTTCACCCTTCATATAAATATACGCTTCATACAGCGAACCGTAAAGCAAGGCGTTGGGAGCGTTGTCACTAAGCCATGTGGTTCCACCGTCCGCCCCCGCAGTCAAAGACGCCGGACGGTAGTAATAATGAAGCTCACAGGTGTAATTGCTGTCAGGAGTTGGAGCTACGATAAAGTTGCTCACATCGAAAAAAGCGTAATATTTCGGAGTGCCAGTAGATGAGGCATTCGGATGATACTCTTGCAAGAAGTTTACATCCTTCTGCGATAGGAATTCTTTTGAACTGCTATTTGTGATGGACAGAGAAAAAGATGCAAGATAGTCCGAAGGAACAGATAGATATGGGTCGTTCTGAGTAAGAGCGCTGGTCGCATTTTTGCGAAAAAGCTCAAGGTCCACCAGCTTGAAGATGCGATCTTCGGCTGCACGAATGAACACAGGCAGATTCGTCACGAAGGACGTTTCAGTGTTCTCCGTGTAGTCTTGAATCGCTGTTTTCAACTGCGCGTAGGTAAAAGCCATTAAGCAATCCTTACAATCGCGTTACTTGAATCTGCCGTCGGAAAAGTAATCGTGAAGTTAGAACTACTGGACGCTTGGTCCGATCCAAAGTCGAATACTGCAACAGCTTTGTTTGAATCACTGCTGTTGTAGATCAAGCAACCTCGTGCTGTGATAGTCGAGCTTGAGAATGTTACATCATTAAAATCTACGAAGGCTGTGGTTCCACTTGTTGTTGGGGCCACTGCTGTCAAAGTGGCTCCACCCGCACTATAACCAGTGCCGCTTACCTCATTACTGGTTGTATACGCCGTGGTGGATGCGCCAAGGCTTGCGCTGCTAGTGTACAATGCAACCTTAAAGGTGTCTCCTCCTCCCGCGAAGTTATGAACACCCTCAAGAAGCTCTTTCTTGAAACTTGTGCAAACTGCTGTCGTGATAGCCATTTTTCACTCCTACGGCGTATTTGCGGTGCCGCCCATTCCGCTATGTTGGGTGCAATAATAGTATAGAGTTGGCGCGCCTACCGCTACTGTGATTTGTGTGTAGGCTCCAGCGTTACCCGGCACACCGTTGGTTGTCACGCCTGTTGTGTACTCACTGCCTCCTGCATGTGTGCCATTAGAAGTAGTGGAGAACCTTAAAGGATGCCCAGAATTAGTGTTATCAGACTGATCAAACCGGTATGTGCTTCCCTCGCTCAAGTTCAACGTAGCTTGGCGAACACCGTCGATATAATATTTGTTCGCTCCATAATACGAAGCCACCGTAACCGCATAGGTGGTAACTCCTACATTCACCGTAGGAGCCGTCACAGATACCGTCGCTGAAACTCCGGTCAATGTGACTGCTACGCTACCTTGAACCGTCAGTGTACCCAATGAAACCGTGGCTGATACACCTGTAGGTGTTACGTTGATTGGCTGAACTGGAACTGCCCCGGAGAGAGAAATGTTACCCAATTCTACTTTTGCGAATGGCAGGGGAATAAATTGCACAGACTGCAAATCAAAAGCAGGAAACTCAACATCTGCGGGTATTAAATTATTCGTATCTGGGCGAGGGTCTCTGAGTGCTTCAGGATCTGGAAATACTTTCGGAGGCTCTAACTGCGGATGTTTAGGCTCATATTCATCTGGGCCGACTAAAGATCCATTCCACTCTTTTCTCATCTCTCGAAGACGATAGCGAAATCCAGACCTATCAGAAATGCCATAGGCATCTTTGCCTGTAGCAAACCTTGGCATTAGCCTACCCTATAATACTGAAGACTAGGAGTAACATTGAAAGAAGCTCTATCCCTGTCCTCTGCTTGAGCGCGATCAAACTCTTCATCATAAATAGCCTTCAAAAGCTGTATTCTGTCAGGAGCTTTTTTGATTGCTATGTAATAAGCAAGACCGGCAGCCAAACATGGATAAAATCTAAATGGCACTTCGACAGTATTTGTAAACGTATCCGCGTCTTCGATGCGAGTTAGACAATCAAAGTGCAGAACATCAGTAGAATTTTCAGGGGTAGGCCATATTTTTATTTTTGGTGTGACTTGCCTATCAATAAAAAATTGTGTTGGCCTGCCAGTAGTATCTTTATTAGGTATGCTAAGATACTGATCACGACTAATTCTTGTCATAGAAAAGTCAGTAGTGCTGCGACGAACAACCATAGACAAAACGTCTATCACATCTGCGCCAAGATCATAATCATTGTCAGAGGCTGTTACAGTTTGTGTGCGCTGCGCAATAGTCCACTGATTAAGACCACGATTAGCCCAATCAGCAAACAAAAGGTTCAACGATCTTTTCGCTGTTTTCAGGTCATAACCTGTACGCACCTCCAAGCCACATCGCTCGAACGCCTCTTCGATGTAATCGCTTACATCAAGCTCAAAGTTCGTTGAACCAGAAGTTGTCATTACTTCTTAACCTTGCCGCCACGCATCATCTTTTTAGCTGCGCCACCTTTTTTCATGCCCATTGCAATCTTTTTACGAGGTGAAACCATAGCTTCTCCGCCACCGCGCATACGACGAGGAGCTTTAGCGGCTCCGCCACCGCGCATACGACGCGCTGCCTTTTTAGCGGCCCCGCCACCCATCATCTTTTTAGCTTTTTTGACCATTTTGCATCCTCTTTTCTCGCCGGGTTAGAATAAGCTTGATGTAGTCTTCAGGCTCATAATTCTCATAGTATCCCACTTTTTCTAGCTTTTGACTAGCATCGTCCAATTCAGACAATCTTTGAATGAAAATTATCGCCACCTCTCCTTCAAAGACAAGAACCCACAAATCCTGTTTAGTAGCTGAGAAGTAGCTATTCATTGCCATGCAGGCTGCTTCTAGCTCATCATATCCTCTATCTGGCCCCTCCTCTATACAAACCGTAATGGCGTTCTTTGAGTCAAAATTGACACATTCATCAGCAACGCGATCCCATAAATCACCATCACAAACTACGACTTTTACCCTGTCGTCCGTCCACGCTTTTTTGGCATAAGGACAAAGAGCAAATCCCACATCTGGATCAACAGGAGTTAAATCCTCCATGATCCATCGCTCTATGTATTTCTTCACTTTGAACCACCACCTCTATTTTTGACTTTCTCGTATGGCCTCCAGAGTTTCCTGAACAGTAATCTCCTTTCGCTTACTAGGATCATACTTACATTGATATTCAGAGGGAATAAATTCGTAGGGATTGAAGAACATGCTTTCGATAGTGTTGTTCTGGCCTTTGAAGACGCACACTATTTGTTTGTCCATGCGCTCACATTTAATCTTCCGGCAAGTCGTCATTTGCTCGGCAGACGCTGAATGAGCTTTAAGAAGCAAAACGAATGAAGTTAAAACAGCAGCGCCAACGCTGATTAAAACAATCCACGCCACAATCTCTACAAACTTTCGACGCTTCTCTCGCTGCTTGTACAAAGTCTCTTGACGTTGTTTGCGAATTGCTGCCTCAGTCTTGATCAAATCATTCCAAGCGGACTGACCAAGAGTAAGGCTAACCCATTGTTTTAATTCATCTCTTTGAGCTTGCGCCTTTCGTTTGGCAGCGAACACTTCCATAGCTTCCTGCTCGACAGATTTGCCAGCAAAGAGCTTACGAAATATTGGTGGATTTTTAGCCTCGCGCTCTGCTTGATCTAGATCGCTCAAAGCGCCCATCCACCGTCCGATATCGGACATCATGGATTCGACATCTCTGCCGATGGCAAAGCCTTTTTTGATGGTGGCGAAGCTGGCAGATGCCAGCGCCATTGCGCTTGCGGGATCCATTAGTACACCCTCTCATCTTGTCTCGCTGTATCAGGGAGGCAGTATGATGTGATGGACTTTCCTTGCCCCGAAAGTCGTTTTGCAAAATATACGCAGTCGTCTACCGACCTAAATTTTAATGGCTCACCCTTTACTTTGTTGCCATCCAGAAAAACGTATAGAACGAAAACATGAATTATCTCAATCTTGTGGTCTTCCTTCTACGATCTAAGACGGCCCCACACCCTCTTGCGATCATACCGTCTTTTGGCTGACGATTAACCTTACGCTTCCTTGGCTGCATCTCTGCTGCTACAGCGCCCCCATTTTCCATCTTCTTGGGCTTTTTGCTGACAAAAGTTTTTACGTTTGTTGGCTTTCCGCCAACGCCCTGTGCTTTTGCCCTCTTCCTAGATACAGCGCTTTTTATCTGTGACTTTGACATTGACCTCGCCTTTGAGCGAGGCACACATTTAGGATATTTTCTCTTAGATTTTTTAGCGGACTTACGGCCACAAGCTTGGAATTTGCCGTCCTTCTTAGGAGCGCCAATATCAACCCAATCACCCTTCGGGCCTTTTCCAAACCACTCTTTAAGGCTCATTACCTATATCCACCACCACGTTTCTTGTAAGTACGAACGAGCCAAGCATTTGCATAAGCACTTGGATATACATCAAATTTTCGCTTTGCCTCGGCCTTTACACGCGCATACAAAGCCGGATTTGTTGGCTTTGGTGACTTCTTACTTTTAGACTTTGGCTTTTTTGGTGCCTTTGGTGCCATCTCTTATCGCCTCCTTGCCTTTGCGAAAAATTTTAACGACCTCATCCTTACCCATGACCTTGGCTCTCTGCTCTGCAACAGTCAAGATTTGTATCTTTCTTGCAAAAGGCTTCTTAATTTTTTTAACTTTTGCGACTGTCGCTCTAGCATCTGCTGGAGTAGCAAATTTAATTCCAACTGTGTCTCTAGGGTTTTCATCAGTGTAGAGTCTACGTCCTGATCCTTTTGGTTTTTTACCTGTGCCAACTTTGGGATCTCTTGTCTTTTTCTTAGCCTTTCGCTTTTTTTGCGGCGGCTTAGACACTTGTCTACTCATCTGTGAACGGCCAATAGCCATTAAATTAACTGCTCCAAGCCTGCGGCGACAACGATGAGAAGCATTATGCCCCACATACGGCTATCCAAAGACTTTAACTTGTCCTGTATGTCGCCATACCTTTGACTGCATTCAGCTTCATGCTTCTCTAAAAGCTTCAATACTTCTTCGGCTTTCATTAACACTTCCACCTTCTACGAGCTTGACGAAGACGGCTATTAGGATTCTTCGCTGCCTTCGGAAACTTTTTCATCTGACCAGCAGAACGAGCGCAAAAGGACTTACGTCTCTTTGCGGCTGCGCTACCCTTTTTAACCTTACCTGTAACCGCTGTCTTGAGCTTACTTCCGGGGTTTGCCCTTCTATAAGCGGCCACACCAGCCTTAGTCATTCCCGCCCCAGCTTTTGTGGGGCGGAAATTCTTTTTGTTGCGCGGCGGCATCTTTGCCTTGCGCCTAGCCATTAGTTGTATTCCTTACGCATGTAAAGAATGATGGTGTAGGTATCTGCGCTAGAATGGCCAACGGTGGTAAAGTTAATATCGCCGGTCTTTCCACTACCAGCGTTATTCGTTAAACCACCAAACAACGAGTAATCGTGATTGCCGCTTTGATTTTCACCAAGCTCAATACAGAACGCGTCTGAAGATGCGTCAAAAAGAATTTGCACCTTCATGCCAATGCACTGCCACCAAATCCTTTCAATGACAACGCCTGTGCATGTTTTTTGACTAGCTGTATTAGAACCCAAAGGCTGCAAAGAACTAACATCAACCTTAGTGACAGCAGACTCACCGCTGCCATCACTAATGTTAGTAAACTTCATCACGGCATAGAGATCACCGTCGATAAGAGTCTGGGAGGTTACGGCATCAGCCATTTACGCCTCCCTTACTCTACGCCGTTATTGGCCATCGCGTATGTCAGGATGCCTGTAAAAGTTCCGCCAGTGGCCGCAGAAGATCCTACCTTGCCAGTAACGGTAGCATCAGCCGCGAGGCCGCCAGCGACGGCCAGAGCGCCGTCAGCACCCTTTATAGTTCCTGTTCCGTCAGCATCAACTTCGTTGAACAGACCATCGTCGTCAGCAGATGTGCCAATATCAACAGTCGGGTTAGTGCCGCCAGTAGCGCCGCCAATCGTCATAATTGAAATCGGAATCGCACCAGCCGGAAGAACCAGCGTCTCACCGGAAGATGAGGAGGTGCCAATGCGAACATTTGTTGCGGAAGTTTCAGTCGGATCAAAAGAGATCTGAACGCTTTGGGTCATCACACCGGGGGTGTGCGTACCCTTAGAGCCGCCGCCGTAAGAGCGGACAACACCTTGGAAGGTTGTATTTGCCATTTCGTTCTCCTGTCTTGGCAAGTGTCAGCCGAAGCTGTCAGGGACACAAAAACTATACACAAAAAAA